GTATGTTCCTAATAAGCGTCCTAATAGACTATGGCGTGGCTCTGCTCTAGGTGAGAGTGATTTACAAGGCATAGTTGGATTAATGGATGCTATTGATGAAACATATACTAATTGGGTGAGAGATTTACGTATAGCAAGAGGAAGAATTATTGTGCCAGAGTATATGCTAGAAACTGATAGCAACGGAAACTTATATCACGATATAGACAAGGAAGTATTTGTAGCACTTAATCAAGGGCCAGCAGGAGAAGAAAATAACTCTATTGACAATGTGCAGTTTGACATTAGAGCTCAACAGCATTATGACACAGCGAAAGAGTTAATGAAGCAAGCATACAGCGGTGCAGGTTATTCTCCAGCTAGTTTTGGCTTAGGAGATAGCACAAATAATGCAACTGCAACTGAAATCAAGCAACAGCAGAGTAAATCATTTAAGACTTCTGCTAAAAAGGCTAAATACTGGACTTCTACATTAGAGGATATGTTCTATTGGATGCTACAAGTTGACAATTATGTGTTTGGTAGCAATAATGGTGATTACAAAGTACAGGTTAATATTCAAGATAGTGTGCAGACCGACCCGATGCAGCAGGCTGATGCAATTAATAAATTAACACAGGCTAAAGCTATGAGTATTGATACGGTTGTTAGGAAGTTAAATCCACAATGGAATGAAAAGCAAGTAGAAAATGAAGTAAATAAAATTATGCAGGAAAATGGAATGGTAGTTAATGAACCAGACGATTTGGTGTGATGTAAATGGCTAAAATTGATGATTTGACATTAGAAGTAGGCCGTGTATATGCTCAAGCTGAAAGAGATATTATCCAGAGGATAGCCAATAGGCTCAAAAAAGACAAATCACTTACCATTGAACAATGGGAATTAAGAAAGTTAAGAGAACTACAAACTTTGAGAAGTGGTATTGAAAAGCAGATTAAAGCTAAACTGGACAATTACACAGAAAAAGAATTACAGCCTATTATACAGGAATTATATAATCAAGGTTCAAAAGATGCTACAGCCGAATTGAGAAAAGTATATAATATCAATGAGATAACAACTGATTTTGGTAGGATTGATGAAGCTACAGTTGCTAATTATACTCAAGCACTCAAAGATAATCTGCAAGGAACACACTTAAGAATGGTTAGACAGGCTGATGATGTATATAGGCAAGCTGTCAGTAGAGGAGTTAATACGGTCCTAACCGGAAGTGGAACACGAGTTGAAGGTTCTCAAAGAGTATTAAACGAGTTTGCTAACAGAGGAGTTAGTGGGTTTGTTGATAAATCTGGCAGGAGTTGGAATCTTAAAACTTATGCTGAAATGGCAACTAGAACTACAGCTGCTAGAGCAAGAATAGATGGCTCATTAAATAGATTTCAGCAAAATGGAGAAGATTTGGTAGTTGTATCAGCACATGCAGAAAGTTGCCCAATATGTGACCCGTGGGAAGGTGAAATTTTAAGTATAAGTGGCAGAAGTGAAGAATATCCTTCTGTGGCTGAAGCGGAAGCAGACGGGCTTTGGCACGCAAATTGTACTCACAACGCAACGCTTTGGGTAGAAGGGTTAACAACTAAACCTGAGCCTGTTGATAGTGCTGATAATTATCAGGAAAGACAACAGCAGCGTTATAACGAGCGACAAATCAGAAAATGGAAACGCAGAGAAGCAGGTGCTATGACAGAAGATGAAGCTAGAAAGGCTAAAAATTATCGCAAAAAATGGCAGGAAAAACAGAAAGAATTCATTGAAGAAACTGGAAGGTATAGAAAATATGAACGAGAACAGATTAAAACTGCTAGATAATATTATATAGTATATATACTATATAATAGACTATGTAACATCCGCTCTTTTTTGGTATTTGCAGAGCAAAAAGAACAAAGACTGACGCAGAGAGCGCACCTGCATAAACGCTAAATCAGAATACAAGGAGTGAAAGTATATGAGTTTGAAAGAATTATTAGGTGAAGAATTATTTGAACAGGTGAATGAAAAGTTGGATGATGACACAAAATTAATCGTTAACGATGGAAACTACATCCCGAAAGAAAAATTTGATGAGAAATCAGAAAAGGTTGCAGCCTTAGAAAAACAAATTAGTCAGCGTGATGAACAAATTGAGCAACTTAAAGAGGACACTAATGCTAGCGAAGAGTTAAAATCTAAGATTGAAGAATTACAAGAAAAAAATGAGAAAACTAAAACTGAATTGCAGGAAAAGTTAGAGCAACAGAAGTTGGATTCCGAGATTGATAAAGCTCTATTGAAAAATAAAGCAAGAAATCCTAAAGCAGTTAAAGCATTATTAGAAATGGATAAAGTCGAACTAACCGATGATGGTGTAGTTGGATTAGATGAGCAATTAAAAAATATTAAAGAGAGTGATGGTTATCTCTTTGAAAAGGAAGATAAAGGTAGCAGTAAAACAGCTGGCGACTTCAATGATGGTGATAATGACACAGGCAACGACAGCAATGAAGATTGGGCCAAAAAAATGGCAGATAAATTTAAATTTTAACTAAAATTATAAAGGAGAGATTTTAAATGGCTAATAGTATTGCACTAGCAAAAAAATATACAACTTTACTTGACGAGGTTTATAAAAGAGGGCTTACATCAGATATTTTAAGCGTACCACAGGAATTGGTAAGAGATGGCGCAAACGCAGGTGAAGTATTACTTCCTAAAATTGCATTAGATGGTTTAGGAGATTATGACAGAGCAACTGGATATCCTTCTGGCTCTGTTAACTTTAGTTGGGAAACACACTCACTTACACAAGATAGAGGTGTTAAGTTCACAATTGATAGACAGGATAATCTGGAAGCGTTAGACAGCGTATTTACATTTGCAGCAGGACAATTTGCTAAACAGGAAGTTGTACCAGAGTTAGATGCTTACAGATACGCACAGTTAGCTTCAAACGCTAATACAGTGGTTAATGCTGATTTAGATAACACAAACACAGTAGAAGCTGTTGAAACAGCTAAGGTTGCATTAGAGGATGCAGAAGTAAACAAAGAAGGTATGATTTTATTTATGACACCTCAAGTTTATTCTAATATCCGCAATTCAGATTTATTTGATAGAGATATTATGGATATCGGTGACAGAACATTTGACGCTTACGACGGCATTCCAGTAGTTAAAGTACCGCAAGGCAGATTTTATACTGGAATTACTCTTAACGATGGTTCTAGCACATTTGGATATTCTGCAACCACTGGCGGAACAGAGTATGAACTTAACTTCCTACTTGTGCACCAAGCGGCTGCACTTCCAATTGTAAAACAAAGACAGCTTAAAGTATTCGATCCAGATACTAACCAAAAAACAGATGGATGGTTAATGGAGTCTAGAGTATATCACGATATTTTCATTCCAGATAACAAAACTGTTGGAATCTATGCTCATACAAAAGCTACAGCTATAGTATAAGGGTGATAATTGATGAAAATTAGAAGAGGTGGTGTTACTCGGCACGTGTCACAGCGTGCCTTTGACACCAAATTCAAGCAGCAAGGATATGAAATTGTAGAGGAAGTTGTAGAGAAAGAAGAATTAGCAGATAAAACAGTTGATGAATTAAGAGAAATTGCTAAAGAAGAAGGATTAACTGGTTACTACAAATTAAATAAGGATGAATTGACAGCTGAAATTGAGAAGGTGAAGTAAATGAATGTAGGAGAGACAATATTAAAACTATATAATTGGATTAATGGAGAAGCAATAACAAATATAGCAAATGGTAGGAAAGCAGTATTAACTGAAACTCAATTAATAGAATCTCACTTTTCAGAAGAATATACAACTGTACAGACTGATACAGCAATAATCACACCTTCTGCTGGTAATAGACTAATTATAACTGATGTCGCTATACACACTAATGCTACAACTGGAGTGGTAGAGTTAGATTTAGACGGCGCAAAAGTCGCGAGGTTATATTCAAGTGTTAATAATCGTTTTGCTCCACAAGTCAAAAGTGGAACAGGCGCAGTTGACCAACCACTAACATTAACTACTACTACCGGAACAAACAAAGTATTTGTGTCGGTTAATTATATAGAAATTGAAGGTTAGGTGATAAAATGGCATATGCAACATTAACAGAATTAGCTGATTATCTAGGTGTGTTAGAATCAGACCTACCAGACGACGCTAATAGGTTATTAGAGAGAGCAAGTGACTTGATAGACTATTATACCTTAGGCAGAATAGAAGCTGGAGAAATAGCGTCTAAGGCTACTGTAAGGCAATATGAATGGTGGAATCAATTCGATGAGTTTAACACTCAACAATTCTTCTCTGAAATAAGTATTGGTCCTTTTTCAGCAGCTAACAGGGGACAGAGTCCCAGTGGTGGGCCTCCAGAGTTAGCACCCAGAGCAAGACAATTATTAATGTTAGAAGGTTACCTGTATAGAGGTGTGAGTCTACAATGAAGTTACCTAAATCAGCACAACCACATACAGCGACTATTAAACCTTATCTTGGCGAAGGTGCTTATGGGCCTGTTTGGGGCGACACTTATGACATAGACTGCTATTTTGTGCATAAGAAAAAAATAACCTTTGATGAGGAAGGAAATGAAATTACATCACCTTCACAGTTGCATACTTCTGCTGACATCAAACCTAAAGAACAATCAG